GGCAGGGTGGCTGCTCTGCGGAGGACTTACGTCCAAACCATTGTTGCCACCCTCAAGCAGGATTTTAACCCTGTATCCCCCCTTAATACGGGGGGGCCCAACGGCGTTTAAGTGTGACTGCGCCGTGCAGTGCAGATCGACTTAAGTGAAGTTGATCAATGCTCTGGACATCCTCTAAGGACGCCATAGCAGAGAAAACTTTACGTGGGTCGGGCGTAGAATCGGCTAGTCCGACGCTATGTTCATTGAGTGGTAGGTATGAGAGGGAATCCAACCCTCGGCTAACATTAAACTGTTGCCCCTGTCTGGTCATACCATCCATCTTAATAAAGCACTTCATCAGAGCAGGCCACCCATCCAGTTCATCAGAGCGATAAACCGGACTTGGTTTCCAGCCTTTTACTTCAAAGCGCTGATAAGACGGCCTATCGGGGTTATCAGTTTCCTGAAACCTTCCAATAGACTCGTAACCAAGATATGAGTAACGCCCCAGAATGCTCGCAGTTTCACGGATATAGGGCAAAGGCCCTAAAATCTTCTCAAGTTTGTTAAACATGAGAGTTGCGGTCCTCCAATATCCCTTCAGGTAGAAGAGATTGGCGGTAGCGCACCAGGATATTAGCGAGTCATACTGTTGCTTGTTCTCAGGACACGTTCGACGGATATATGTAGGTGTAACCTCATAACCCTTGAACGCGTCAACACCACATGACTCTCTAAAGCATCCGCGATAGAAAGTCTTATTGATGTTTACCTTACAATTGTACTTTTGTAGGTAATCGAGAACAACATCCGCATTCGTAGATGGGACGATAATATCGTCACCATAAACGTGCACCCGCCGAGAAACCTTTAAGATGTTTCTCTGGGTGCAGGAAAGGCTATTGCTGTCCAACAAAGCAACTATACAGATCGTATAGAAGTACATTGCTTCAATTGGAAAGCAAAGAGCACTACCCATAGACGCAAATTTTCTGAGAGGATCGACAATTCGACCATCAGGGAGATGCGCCCTCGTTGAACGGCATGCAAGAATCGAATCATGAAGATCAGGATTCGCTCCAAACATCATCATCGCAAGTGAAAGAGGAACTCGATCACTAGCTTCTGATAGATCGATTGTGGCCAACCGACCCGTTCGTGACGATTTCAAAGCAAGTCTTTGGTTTACAGACTGATCGCGGAAATTAATCCGCTTCGCAGTCAACCAGTGAGACTCGAGTTTACCATAAAGGTAATCTCGTATTCCCTGCTGCACGTATTGCATGCAAACAGGTTCAATTGCAATGACACGGGGAGATTTGAGCGTTTTAGGTACGACGATAACCTTCACAGGTTGTTCATCGCCCTCTGGCACCATCGTTACAATTTCGAGCTCCTCACTATCGACATCAGTACCCAAAGGGTAACCATTATCGATAATGGGGAAGTAAGGCTCGAGACGATCATGCCAACGCCGCCAAAGGTATTTCTGATTTCCAGAAAGCCTATCAGCGGTTGCACCTGGCCCATGCTTTGGCATAAGTGTTGTAGGAGTAAAATCCCTAAACATATTATCCCAGAGCAAAGAAGAAACAGCCAAAAACTTGGCTTTTTCTTCACAGGTGACCGAAAACGTCTCCAAATCTTGCTCAATTTCATAAAAGCTGTCGAGTGCTTTTTGTACCCTCTTACGGGTGCAATCAAGTTCCACTTTGCTGAAGACACGGCATACCTGCCGTACAGCTTCAACAACAGTAGAAATATCACTGGCAGCCAGTCCATCAGCAGATTGAATATCTGTTGGGGGTTCATATGCAATTACCTTTCCTGTCTTACGGTCGAAAATTTGACCAAGCATACCTTGTAGAAATACAGGGATTGCTTCATGTTTCAAATGGTGAAAACCTGAGAAACATGCTGGGCCAACACCTCCTTCCTCGAGATATCTTTCGAAGTCTCGAGAAAACTGAGGTAGGGTGATCGTCAAAAACGACACACCTTCTTTTTCGACCCGTGATCTGATTGTTTCCAGGTCACGATAATCCAAGACATCAGCGGAACACTTCATGCAAGCATCTATATAGACTGCTCGCATGACCTCTAGATAGTAGTCACTTGCGTTGCTTTTCAAAGTTCCTCCTAAACCGGAGGTGTACTTTCAAGCTACGAAATCGGCTACGATTTTCTGTAGACGAATCTACAGAATCCTATTACAAAGCACCACAAAATATGGTGGAAAACCAACACAAACGTTACGGGTTCCCCGAAATACGATATAGAAACAAAGTGTGAGGTTTAAACTTACACTCTGCAGCTACACGTAACTTAGGGAGACTTCGTCGAATCTGAGAGATACTCTCATTATGGTTGTCAATTAATAGCTTCTGATTAACAGAAAGCCACTTATTGAGATGACCATATTCTAATTCGAGTCCTAAAGCGGCAAGATGCCGCAAAATGGATTTTAATGTTGTGTTAGTCATAACTTCACGACTCTTCGCCGTAAAGTTTACCAACATTGGTGCTGTCAAGCCAGGTCTTAAGACCGGCTATCAGGTCGTACACCTGGGTAGAGGTAAACCCTGTTATAGGTCTATCAATCACCAGTTGTACCGAAAGGTTCTGATAATGGTTATCACCTGATAACTCATCAGCAACCACAGCGCGAAAGTCGACTCGTACCAAAGAGCGAATGCGCACACCACTCTCTTGATGAGAGATTTTCAGGGTGTACGCCTTATCGTTCTTCTGATAAGTAGCGGATAAACCGCTGCTTAGGATGCGAGGCATACTTTGCGCTACCGTAGCGACAGTAATAGATTGTGGATCGCCGAATGCCACTGTTGACTCTCCTTTCAGAGAGCCAACATCGTATTCGTAGTTGACTCTCCAGAGTTTGCGAGTTAACTAGTGCCAGGTCCATCCTTTCGCAAGAAGAACAAACTTGTAGAAAGCACTAGAGGAAGATCCACAGTGATCGTCATAAACCGCGACCGGTAGGTTTTACCCCACCATAGCGAGTTATGCCGAGAGCACCTAGGATCGCAATTCTCTCGGGAGATAAAGAATCCCAAGAGACGCGGAATCCGTATGGACTATCTGCACTCACTCTTTGCTTGGACGTATAGCTACGAACCCAGGACAAAGTTTTAAGCCCATTAGCAAATGGAAGCTTTACCGTAAAGGTACGCTCCACTGTTTTATGAGCAGTGATGTAGAAGTAGGCCGCGGCAACTTGGTCTTCAAGGGTGTCTGACATACGTTGGATATATGATCCAATGTTGGTCACCCAATCGACCAGCCACGTCCAAGGAGTAGCTTGCCAAATATGATATGGACTTACTTCGAGACCGTAAATCTTTACGTATCTCATAACCTGATTCCAGGCGGATGTATAATCCGGTAAGGAAATATCAAATTCGGGACGATAAAATCTAAATTTTCCACTTGCATGAATCGAAAACGAAGTTTTTTCCGTTATCGACCATGAAGGAGGAGAAATAAAGAAGTAACTAGGAAATCCAACGGGAAAACAGGGGATCGAATAGCTTACGCTATTTGGTGCCTCTGTATGCTCGAGGATAACCGTGTTACTATCGTCTTTTACCACTCCGACCGACTTCCGAACCCACTTACCGTTTTCATCCGTTATACGACGAATGATATCGGCAGCGTCGAGATAAGTCGTATAAAACGACTTCAAATCTCCAAGGAAAGGAGCCCAACCAAATTCTTGGTTGATGAATTGGTTAGCAATAAATTTCGGGTACATGACCTTTTTATCGGTCTGTGCTCCACGAGAGATATTTATATATCTCCCTCCCACATTACGTGAGAAGAACTTATATTCTCCAGCAAACCGCCGACCAAAAAGTTCGGATGTAGTTTGCAATTGGGGAACTATGTCTTCAAATTCTGATAAGAAGACATATAAGCTAGCCATTTCCAACTTAGGCTTGGCCATTCGCCAAGCACGGTCGAAGTATGCTGCAACATCAGGCAATAAAGCATTCGATTGAGAAGTGAAGGCGCCAGGCGTAGCAGCCCAGCCGCCACCCCACCATTCATTCGAAGGGGTCGAAAAACCTCCTTCGTAACGGTGGTCACCACCAACCGAATAGTAAATGCCTGATCCAGAGACTCCCATATCAGGGAGTCCTGACTTGATTCGTATACTCAGAAAGGGTCCGCCTGTATTATAAAACGGTTTATCACCCGGTTGGGTGAAATCAACCGTCCTACGACGAGTTCTGGGATGAAGTTCATCCCAGGTTCGAAGCCAGGATACTACGGACACATCCGGAGTAAAAGATTGAGCAGAGTAGGGATTACCCCACCCGTACGTGGGAACGCCGTTATTAAAAACGGTCGTTTTATCTTTAAACGCGCCTAAATAAATAGGCGAGTTCCACGCACCATGACCATTAGCCTTAGGGTTAATGGGCACGTCGCCTGATCTGAATCGAGTTGTAGTCATAAGCTAAACCTTTCCATACAGAAAAATGTGATAGGCGTGAAAAACGCAAGTGCACTCAAACGGAAGCGGATTAAACACCCGGTACGTTTGATTCTGCAATCACATTAGATTCCCGAAGACACCATCCCTGATGTCTTAGGTAGGCCCAAG